ATATTAATATAGATAATAAAATAGAAGTAAAAGCAGTTGATTCAAATAAGCTTTGTCCAATGTGTAAAAGTGAATTGAAACATACAAATGGTTGTATTGAATGTAAGAACTGTGGTTGGACTAAATGCAATCTTTAAAGGAGAAAGAAATGATGAATTTTCAAGAATATTATATAAGAACAATAGATCCGCAACATCTTTCTGAATATGGAAAATACTTGAAAAGTCATAAAGATAATGTGGTTAATGCTTTTGTTTTATTAGAAAAGATAATGCCTGAAATATTCAATGATATAAACAAATATGAATTTGAAAAAATGATTAGTGAACATGATTCTTCAAAATTCAGAGAAGAAGAATATAAAGCTTATGAAGATTATTTCTATGGAAATGAAAAACCTACTTCTGATGAAACAAAGAAGAATTTTAATTATGCTTGGTTGCATCATATACATCATAATCCTCATCATTGGCAGTATTGGATTTTGAATAATGATGATGGTAAAGAAATAATACTTGAAATGCCAAAGAAATATATCATTGAAATGTTATGTGACTGGTTATCTTTTTCTTTGAAGAAAGGTGATATAAATGAACTTTTCAAATTCTATGAAAAGAACAGATTGAATATGAAATTGAATGATAAGACCAGAAGAATTGTTGAAAATTATCTGAATAGAATAAAAGAAACATATAAGGAAATAGTGAAATGAACAATATAAAAGTTGAACTATTGGACTATACATCTGTTGATACTGTTCTCAATGCCATAGGAAAACCATACAAGAATGAAAAACCTACTATTGATTTATTGAAAAGAATAGTTGAATCAGGTCATGAATCAGTTATAGAACATGCTTTTTTCAATTTCAACATAGACGGAATAAGCAGATTATGTTTACAGGAACTAGCAAGACATAGGATAGCTTCATTTACTGTAGAATCAACAAGATACACTTTGCATAAAATGCTTAAAGAATTTGAACCTTACATGAAAGATAATGGAAATATTAGATATCTGTCTGTTGATATTGAAGAAAATAAAGTAGAGATAATTGGTCTTATAGACAAGTATTTTGTAAATCCTTATGTAATAACGAATACTGCTTATATAGCTGATATTGTTTTACAGGATTTGTATTATTCAAATATGTTTTCTCAGATAACTTGTCTTTACAACTCCTATGAATATCTGAAGGAAATGACAAGATTGAAACATATTGAAGAAAGAGCAGAAGATTATCTGAAATATAGTTTGTTGGAATCTAAAAGAACTTCATTGGCTTTCTCAATCAATTTAAGAAGTTTCAGAAATTTCTTGAAATTGAGAAACAGTAAATCTGCCCATTTTGAGATAAGAAAATTAGCAAAGATGATGAAAGATGAAATAATGAAAACAAACTATAGATTTCTAGTTGAAGAATTGTAAAAGAAAGTATATATCTTTGTCATAAAATTCAATCATTCCTTTCTTAATAAGATAAAATTCCTATATAGCATTTTTAAGTTATATAGGAATTTTATTTATAAAAATTTTAGTATTTATATTATATTTTTCATAAAGGAGTAAACAAATATGGAAAATTATGATGGTTGTAAGAACTGCGAATATTGCAGTAATCATTTAAGAACTGTTTCAGGAATACCTGAAGATTATTACTTATGTAATTATGACAGTATTGAAGAATTAAGTTTTGTTGAATATATGTATAAAAAATCAATTAATTGTCCTTTGAGAAAGAAGGATGAAAAATGACTTTTTATAAAAAGGATTTGAAGAAATCTTTTATTGAAGATAATCATTTTCAAAAAAGAAATCAAAATACTTGTAATTCCTGTTTATATTATAGTGAAGAATTAGGTAAAAGATGTCACTATCTTTCAAGATTCTTTACAGATGGAATTTGTATTCCAATAAAAAATGAATATAGTTATGGTTGTGATAAATACAAATATTGGAGAATGAAATAATGAATCATTTGGAATATTTATTCAGATTTGATGAATTGAGAAAAGAACTGAAGGAAATTGAAGAAGAAAAATATAGAAAAGTGAAAGAACTTTTTAATAATATAAAAAGGGAAAAATAGTTTTCATATTATAATGAGTAAAAACAGAAAGGAAATTTGAATTAATGAATATCAAAAGAGCATTGATAGATTTCAACGCATTATGTTTCAGTGTTTTATATGGTCAGGTAATGAAAGATGACAAATTATATACAGATGAAGATAGAATGTCATATTTCAATTATGCAGTTTTGAACAGACTTGCTATGATTCAGAAGAAACTACAGGTGAATGAAACTGTTATATGTTGTGAATCAAGAAGCTGGAGAAGGGATTATTTTCAATATTACAAAGCACAGAGAGATTTACATAAAGCAGAAAAACCTGTAGAAACAAAATTCATGTTTGACTGTATCAATGGTGTATTGGATATAATCAGAAATCTGAACTACAAAGTAATGAAAGTTGAAGGTTGTGAAGCTGATGACATAATAGCTGTCTTATGTCAGACCTTTGTAGATTCTCAGATAGTGATAATTTCTGTAGATAAGGACTTTCAACAATTAACTAATAATAATATTGTTTTATATAATTGGTCAAAAGACGAAGTATTGAACTGTGAAGACAAGGATAGATTCATTATAGAACTTATTCTCAAAGGTGATACTGCTGATGGTATTCCTAATGTTCTTTCCGATGATGATACTTTTGTAGTCAAGGAAAAAAGACAGAAACCAATGACGAAAAAGAAAATAAATGAAATATTGGAAATGGGAATAGACAATTATGCCAAATCTGATATGCAGTTTGCTAAGAATTATGACAGAAACAGAAAATTAATCTTATTGGATGAATCCACTATTCCAAACAATCTGTATTCTACTGTCAAATCAACATACAACAATCTTACTCAGAACTTCAAAAGAAAGAATATTGTAGAAATAAATGAAGTATTGAGAAAGTTCAAAGTTGCTATGATGGATAACATCAATTATTTAGTATAAGGAAATTGATTATGACAGATGAAATAAAGAAATTAGTAGAAAAAATATATGAAGAATACAGCATTTATATAGGAAACGGTTGTTATTATGGAGATAGTATTTATGCTGAAGAAGCACAGGAAATACTTAAAGATGCTTTGATGAAATTAGCAGAAAACATATTGAAAGTTAATAAATAAAGTAATTTTTGTTATAATATAACAATAAGAAAGGAAAAGAGATGGAAGAAGACAAGAAACAGTTCTACAATCAGATAATTCAGACTTCATTGGATATTTATTCTAATGATGATTCTGATATTACTATGATTGAAGCATTGTCTTTAGCCATCGAAGATGAAAGAAACTTTGATTTTGAAGAATTTTCTTTTTATATAAGGAAATGTCAGAGAGATTTCTATGGTGCTTTATATGTTGACTGTTCAAATACAAAGGAATTAAAGAACTATAGAAACAATGAAAATTCTGACAACTTAGATGGACTTTTTTAAATGAATATAATTGCTCTCAGAAACTGGTTGGAAAGAATTGACTATAATATGTCACTCTATTTAGATGGTAGAATCAAATGGAGTGAAATGAAATATGAATATGCAGGTTTTAGAAAGGAGAACTATAATCATGACCTAGAAACTCTATATTACTTATCTGAAGATAACTTTTTACGTAACCTGTTAATCAATAAATTTGATAACTGTGGAATGCAGATTATCAACTTCACTGATGAATATCTGAAAGACAGTTTTTTAATTAAACTCAAATATCTTTTATTGAATAATATTAATTTATGTCAGTCTGAATTGAAAGATATAATTAAAAACTATCATGTCTACTTTACAAATACTGAAAGACATTTCTTAGGAATCAAACAGAATCAGTATTTTGGTGAAGTTTTAGGATTTGATAATATATTCAACAAAGAAGTTGAGAGATTCAAAAAATTACAGTCTGAAATCTTAAAAAAATTTGATAATTATTTATAATCTAATTTAATTTAATTTTAATCTAATAAAGGAAATTTAATATCATGATGGATTTTCAAAGTTTTAAACAACAAAGAAAAACTATGACAGCAACTCTTACTCAGATGAATGATGACAAGCAGAAGAGAAATAACGATAACTGGTTCCCTACTGTAGACCAGCAGGGAAATGGTTATGCAGTTGTAAGAATATTACCTCAGAAAGATGTTGCTAAACATCCTGTAGCAGTTTTTTATAAACATAAGACAACCTTAAAATCTCTTTTATGTCCATCTTCATTTGGAACAATGAAAGACTGTCCGTTATGTCAGATTGCTTCTCAGGAATGGTCAGAACAGAAGAAACAAGGTATTGAACATCCAAAGGTTGAAGCATATAGAAAACCTATAAGAGTTTGTTCTGTTTACATAAAAAATGACCCTGCTAATCCTGAAAACAATGGTAAAGTGAAGAAATTCTACTTACAGGCAGATTTATTGAAAAAGATTGAAACTGAAATGTTTCCACCTAAAGACAAACAGGGAAATCCATTATTTGAGCCAAGAGCCATTTATGATTTATGGGAAGGTGCAGATTTTATCATTTCTATAAAGAAAGGTAACAATGGCTATAATGATTATTCAGATTCAAAGTTTGCTCCAAATAATTCTCCAATAGCTGAATCTGATGAAGAAATACAGAAGATTTATGATTCTATTCCTGATATTGAACCAAAAAAAGAAGATTTACCTGCTGATATAGTGGATGAATGGAACAGAATCACAAGTAAGAAAGTAAATTCTACAATAGAAGAAGATGATAAGAAAGCTGAAACTTCAAAACCTGTTACTAATGTTGTAAAACAATCTAATTCTGAAGAAAGTTTCAGTATGAGCAGTATAGAAACAAAACCAAGTATTCAACAGTCAGAACCAAAGACAGAAAATGTTGATGAAGATGACAAGTTACCTTGGGAATAACAGTTAAGTAAAAAGTAAATAAAACTAGGATATTCATTGTCCTAGTTTTATTTTATTGGTAAGAATTATGATTATAAGCTATATTGAATGTTATAAGAATATAATAGTAAGATGTGAATTATTGGAACATAAAGTGAACAATGTCACAGATTTTTTTGTATGTTCTTTCTATGTTGATAACAAACTGATTGAAGCTATTCAGACTTTTGATATTTATAAATGTATAAGTGATATTCAGAAGGAATTGAATAGACAGTTTTTGGAAAAACATACTGAATACATAGAAAAAATTGATACAAGAAAAATGAAGTAAAAGAAAACTCCTAGATTAAATTCTAGGAGTTTTTATTTATAAACTTATTCTTTGTCCATTCTTGAGATTTTCTAGGAATTGACTTGAATAATCATTGCCTGTCAGACTTTTCAGTCTTTTTATTGTCTGTTCTACACCATAGCAGTAGTGAACAAATCCATTTTCCTGAATGATAAATTGATTTTTCTGATATTTTAATAAACTTTTCATTTTTAATTTTCCTTTCTTATTTTTCAATTTTAGTATTATTAAGAATAATTGAAATTTCTTTTAGTATATCAAGTTTACCTTCAATGTATTTTCTATTGATGTAGATAAGTTCTCCACCCTTAATTTCATTTGGAACATTGTTGTATTTTTCCAGTTCCAAAATCTGAAGATGCTTGATTTGAAGTTTTAAGGTTTCAACTAATTCTTTTTCATTCTGATATTTCATTTTATTTTCTCCTTTGTTTTAACTTAACTTTCTATACTTATTATATTTATTATATATAAAAAAGTCAATAGGGTAAAATAAAAAATTTTAAATTTTTTAATATAATATAAATAAAATTTGAAAAGGAGATTGATATGAATTTGACAAAATCAGATGTAATTGTATTGGAAATGAATCTGAACAGATGGGAATATGAATATAGAGTTTTGGACAGACCTACAGTTTCTGACCAATATTATGATGAACAGATGAATCTATATAAAAAGATAATAGAAGAACATCCTGATTGGAAAACTGAATCTTCACCATTGAACAAGATAGGTTCTGTATTAGTAGATGGATTCAAAAAAGAAAAACATAAACATATTATGGGAAGTCTTGAAAACACATATTCTTTTGAAGAATTGGAAAAATGGATAGATTCAATACAGGAAAGATTTGGTAGTAATGTTCTTTTTTCAGTGGAAGATAAGTTTGATGGTATTTCACTTTCTTTGATATTTGAAGATGGAAAACTAGTCAGAAGTTTGACCAGAGGTGATTCCAGAATTGGAGATTTGGTGACTGAGAATGCTAGAATGATTTGGAACATTCCTTCCAATCTTTATAACTATGACAATTCAGGTTTTACAGGTGAAATCAGAGGTGAAGCTGTAATTCTGAAGAAAGATGTTGATAGAATAAACAAACTTGAGAATGCTGATTTCAAGAATGCTAGAAACTTGGTGTCAGGTACTATGAAATCTTTGGATTCAAACATAGTAAGAAACAGATTTGTTCATTTCATTCCTTACTATGTATTTGATGAAAAGGGTAATGATATTACAGAACTTGATGAAGATACTTTCTGTTTCTTTGACCAATTCAAGTTTGACCGTCAGTTCAGATGGCAGTTGCCTTTTCTTTCAAGCAGTAAAAGACAGATATTTGATTTATTGAAACAGTATTCAGAAAAGAATGAACTGAACTATTATAAGAACAGACCATATCCTGTAGATGGAGCAGTAATAAAGGTTGTTGATGCTGATATAAGAAAGCAGTTAGGCTACACTTCATCTTGTCCGAAATGGGCAAAGGCATTCAAGTATGAACAGGAAAAAGCTATTACTACAGTTAAGGAAATTACTTGGCAAGTAGGAAGAGACAGAATAACACCTGTAGCTGAATTGGAACCTGTAGAACTAGAAGGAACAACAGTTTCAAGGGCAACAGTTCATAACATTACACAGTTGAAGAATCTAGGAATTGTTAAAGGTTCTAAAGTAAAGATTGAAAAGGCAGGTTTTATAATTCCCTATATCATAGAAGTTGTTGAAAACAAAGGTAATGTCTATATTCCTACTACTTGTCCTGTCTGTGGATATTTTACAAAGATAGATTCTGTAGAAGCTGAATATCTTGTATGTGAAAATGAGAAATGTAAAGGTAAACTATTACAGAACTGTCTTTATTCTTTGAAAGTTCTAGAAATTGACAATATTGGTGAATCTCTAGTCAAATCATTGATTGACAATGATATGATTAAAACTCCATTGGATATATTGAAATTAAAGTATGAAGATTTTGAAACTATCGAAAGAATGGGTAAAACTTCTATCAATAAGATTCTTAAAAACATTAGTAAGGCACAGATACAGCCATTGTCAAAGATAATAGAATTCTTAGGTATAAAGAATGTTGGAAAGATAATGAGCGAAAAAATTGCTAACAGTGGTCTTGTAGAATGTTTTTCTGATTTTATGAATATCAATGAAAAGATTCTAGAGATAAATGGTATTGGAAATTCTGTATTGAATGAAATAAAATCATACAGAGAAAAACATATTGATTATCTATGTCTGGTAAGAGAATATTTCATTGAAAAGAAGATGAACACTACTAATATATTGAATGGAATGAAGTTTGTAGTCACAGGTGAAGCTTCTGTTTCTAGAAATGAAATTGAAAAGATGATTAAGGACAACGGAGGTTCTGTTTCAGGTTCTGTTTCAAAGAATACTGATATTGTTATAATTGGAAGTAAGGAACCTTCTGATTACAATTCAACAAAGAAAAAGAAAGCAATAGAATTAGGAAAACAGATTGTAGATGAATATTGGCTTTTTGAAAGAATAGGATTGAACAAGGAAGAAAAGGAACCTGAAACAAAGATAGAAACAGAAGATGATATTGAGGAATTATTCTGATGAAAAATGATTATGATTATGTATCTAAACAGATAAAGGAAATGATAGGTATCTTATTGGATTTGAAAGCTTTTGATAAAGAAGATATAGATATTATCATTTCTGTTATTAAGAAAGTTTTGTCAAAATTGGACAAAAGAGTAAAAGAAAGTAATGATGTTTTAAATCTTACTGATTTGTTTTAGGAGTAATAAATGCCATATAAAGATAAGAAAACAAAATTATTGAAAGCAAAAATGATATATGATGAAAGAAAAGCAAAAGGTCTTTGTGTAGCTTGTGGAGAAAAGAATGATACACCTGAAAGGGTATATTGTTCATTCTGTGCAAAGAAAAGAGAGATGGCAAGAAAAAGATATAAAAATGCCTGTGATTATCATGACTGTTTGACTTGTCCATATCCTTACTGTAAATCAAATGAAAAACTTGAAAATAAAAGATATACAAAAGCATTGAAAAATACTAGAAAAACTTTCCCTGAAACAAATAGAAAATGGAAAGAAGCAGGACTTTGTGAAAGATGTGGTGGAGAAATAGAACCTGAAATGAAAGGTCATACATGCAGAAAATGCAGAGATAAACAGAATGTAAACAGTAGAAGATATTACAGAAATCATTATGCATTGAAAAGTCATAATCCTGAATTATGTTCAAGATGTCATAAGAAATACAGATTTGAAGGCAAGAAAGTTTGTTATGACTGTTTGATAAAAATGAGAGAAGCTATAAAGAAAACATTAGCTAAAAGAAATATGGAAGATGATTGGTTTAGAAAGAGCAATCATATTTATTTCATTTCAAAGGAAAATAATCATTGGAAAGTAAATATTAATAAAAATAATGATGGAGAATAAAAATGAAATATTCTTATGTTTTTGAAGATAAAAATAATGATGAACTTCAGGAATTAAGAAAACTTGGTGAAAAATGGTATGAACTTTATTTAAGAAATCAGACTACCATTTCAGATATGGAAAAATTGAAGAATCAGAAAACTATCAAGACTCTTGATGACAAAATGTTTGGTATAATGAAGAAGTTCAACATGAATGATTTGGATATTAGAAAAGCATTTGAAAAGACAATTTCTCAGGTTTCAAAAGATTATGGCTTGAAGCTGAAGAAATTTGGCGGTATGGATTATATGTCTTTTGAACTTGATATTGATAATCCAAAACTGAAAGAAAATGGAACATTGGAAAAATCTGCATATAAGAATTTTGGAACAAAATTAGCAGAATATATAATGTTATACCATATCTAATTAAGTTTACATACTGATTTATAAAAATTCCTTATTTTACAACAAAATAAGGAATTTTTTATTTTACCCTATTGACAATTTTATTTATAATATATATAATAATTATGTAAGGTTAAGTTAAAACAAAGGAGAATTAAAGATGTCAGTAGAAAGAAACAAAGAAATAGCAGGTATCATTTGGCAACAGTTAGGTGGAAACAGATTTGCAGTCATGACAGGTGTCAAATACACTTTGGCTATTGAAAATGGTATCAGAATTGGTATTGGTAAGAATGCCACAAGAGCAAACAGACTAGAAGTTATTTTAAATTTCGATGATACATATACAATGAAATTCTTCCAATATTCACCAGCAAAATTAAACAGAAGAACTTTTGAATGGAAGGAAGAAAGTCTGAAAGAACTCAAGAGTTATGAACATATTTTCTTTGACCAATTACAACCATTGTTCACAGAATACACCAAGTTATACACTAGTTTATTCTAAGTAAATATTTAAAAAATATAAGGAGTAAATCATGATTAGAAATTTTAAAAATTTTGTTGTTAAAGAAGAATCTTCAAGAGAAAATATAAAGAAAATTGTCAAATTATGTAGTGATTATGGACGTAAATTGTTAAAAGGTTATATTAAAGATAATCAAATTATATTAAAGTTTGAAGAAATTTATCCTGATATACATTTTTTCTATAATAATAATACTAAAAAATTTGAAGTGAATATAGACCCTAGAGACTATTTATCTGTAAAAGATTTTAAAAGATTTTGCGATAGATGTAATAATACATTGGAATTAATTAAAAAATTAGAAAATTTAGATTTGATGAATTTATTACCTAAGTTTATTGAATAATTTATAAAATAAAAAATCTCTAAGATAAAAATTCTTAGAGATTTTTTTATTTACCCTATTGACAATTTTATTTATATTAAATATAATAAATATGTAAGTTAAGTTAAACAAAAGGAGAAACAAAATGAATAAAACAATCGTAAGCATGGTAGCAGAAAAGATTCAGAACATTATCAATTCTGAAAGACAATTACCTTGGATTAAACCTTGGAAAACCACAAATCTTGAACTTGCTATTTCATATAATACTCAAAAACCTTATTCACTCTTGAATCAGTTACTACTTCTTGAAAGTGGAGAATATATAACCTTCAAACAGATTATTGCAAACAAAGGTATTCTCAAAGCTGGTTCAAAAGCTAGACAGATTATTTTTTGGAATTTCTTAGAAAAGAAAGAAGAAGATACTGAAAAGGTTCAGAAAATACCTTTTCTTAAATACTACAATGTATTCAGACTTGCAGATACAGAAGGAATTGAATCTAAGGCAATCAAAAACCTTAACAATGAAATCAAATCAAAAGAAGAAATTGAAAAAATCATTGATACCTATTGCGAAAAACAGTGTATAAAGTTAAACAAGGAATTTTCAAACAGATGTTTCTACAGACCATCAGAAGATTCAGTGACAATACCTGATATAAGACAGTTCAATGATATATCAGAATATTATTCTTCAGTATTCCATGAACTTGTTCATTCAACAGGTCATGAAAATAGATTGAACAGAGAAAACAAGAACAGATTTGGAGATGAAAAATATTCTCAGGAAGAATTGATAGCTGAAATTGGTTCAGCTACAATAATGAGTAAACTTGGACTTGAAACACCTGAATCTTTGAGAAATTCGGCAAGTTATATCAAAGGCTGGCAGAAATACATAAAGGAAGAAACTGAAGCTTTTATCAGTGCTTGTGGAAAAGCTGAAAAGGCAGTAAATATGATTCTTGGAATTGAAAAGGAATCATTAGAAAAGTAAGAAAATTTACAGAGAATCTAAAAAATAGATTCTCTGTAGTAAATAATAGAATATATAGTTAACAGAGGTATAAAATGAAAAACTTCAAGGAATATATTGTTATTGAAGCTAGTATAAACAGATTGAAACAACATTTGAAAAATGGTGAACCAATGCTGTTTATAAGTGGTTACAGAGGTGAAAATACACCTGAACAGAATAATGCAAATACTTGGGCATTGAAAAGATATTTCAATATAGCAGGTTTTGGTTATAATGAAATTAAAGGTCATTATAAGGAAGAAAGAGATAATGGAAAATTTGAAGATGTAGATGAAAAGTCACTTGTTGTTTATACCACACCTGATAAGGAACAACTTTTACTTGATGAAGGAATGTCAGTTGGTATAAAACTTAAACAGTCAAGTATCATGTTTATATATTCAGATGGAAAAGCCTATTATATTTCTACAAGAAATGATTCATGGGTTGGTTCTATAGGAACTAGAAAATATGTAGGCAGATTTTCAGAACTTGATAAAAATGATATTGTTGATGCCTTTTCTTCAATTCAAGGAAAGAAATTCATATTTGAAAATGTTTCTGAAGATATAAGACAGAAAGCTGGTCAGTATAATGATTATGTATTACAGGAAAGTTTTCTTGAAAATATAAGAAAGAATGGAATAAACTGTATTCAGGAATGGGAAAAGAATTTAAGTGTTGATGAAAAATGGTTTGAAAGAGGTAAGAATTTATGAAGAGTTTCAGCGAATATTTAAAAGGCAGAACAATTACTGAATCAAGTCTTTCAAGACTTGCTTCTCATTATGAAAATCATGATTCAGGTACCATTTCAGCATTCAGAGGTGAATATGAAAAGTCTGAAAACATGAAGAGAAATGCAAAATTGAAATCAATTCTGCTTGGAGCAGGTTTTTCAGTCACTTCAATAAAAGGTTATTTCACAGAAAATTATGGAACACCTGAAGCAAGAGATGTAAAGGAAGAATCTTTCTTTGTTGTTGATTATAATGATAAGGGAAATCTTAAAAACACTTTAATTAAACTTGGTGAATTGTTTGGTCAGGATTCAATTACCTATTCAAACAAACATGGTGATTATTTTCTTATTGGAACTTCAAAGAAGGAAAATGCCTATCCGCCATATCATACAGAAATGAAACTTGGTAGACCTATGTTTGGCAAAAATGGTGAATTTTATTCAAGAGTGAATGGTAGACCATTTGTTTTTGAAGAATCAATCAATAATGACAGACATGATTTTGATGATACTTTATTGAAATATAATACTGCACATAAACAGTTTCTAGTAAAAGAAGCCAGAAAATATATTGAATAAATAATTTTCTTAAAATCTATAAAATTGTATTAAAATAAGCTATATTGAATTATAGCTTATTTTATTTTTAGAAGGATTTTATATATGAAAGATTATAGTGAACTGTTTGAACAGAAAGGCAAATACTATTTCAGAACTAGATATAATCAAAATATTAGACATACATTCAGACTGAATACAGAAACTTTTGATGTTGATGTTTACTTGAATGGTCTACATATGAAAAATCTGCATTTTACAACTTTGGATGAAGCTTACAACTTTTTCAGAAGATGAAAGATTATGTAATTGAAAGTCTGGTTTATAAATTAGGCTTGGAAAAACTTACTCATACAAACGGAAAATTCAACTTCAGATGTCCTTTATGTGGTGATTCTGCTATTTCTCAGAAAAAGAAAAGAGGTTGGATTCTAGAAAAAAATGGTGATTATTTCTTTCACTGTTTCAACTGTGGAGAATCTTTAAACATCAAATCATTTCTGAAGAGAGTGAATTTTTCTGTATATCAGGAATATATTACAGAAAAGTTATTGAAAGAAAAACCGATAACAGAAGAAAAGAAAGAAATAAATAAAATCATTCTTCAGTATGAGAAACTTGATATTCCTGACATTATGAGTTTAGGAAAGAATCATATTGCATACAGATATTTATCTTCAAGAAAGATACCTTTGAAATATTTCAATAATATCTATTATACAGATTCATACAAGATTTTTGTCAATTCATTACTTCCAGACAAATTTGAAAATATAAATAGAGATGAAGCAAGAATTGTAATTCCAATCTACAATCTTCAGAAAAAGATTGTAGGAGTTCAAGGCAGAAGTCTTAATAAATATGCAAAGGTTCGATATCTTACTATTTTATTCAATGACAATGAATTGAATATATGTGGTCTTGAAAGATATAATAGAAATGAAACAATCTATGTGACAGAAGGATTCTTTGATTCTTTGTTTCTGCCTAATGCAATTTCTATGAACTCTTCAGATATAGATTTGAACAGACTTTCAGAAATAGCTTCAAAGGATAAGTTTGTATTTGTATTTGACAATGAAAAAAGAAATAAAGAAATTGTTTCAAAAATGATGAAAATTTGTAAATCGAATTATAGAATATGTATATGGAATACATCAATGAAAGGAAAGGACATTAATGAAATGTATCTTAATGGTAACAGTTCAGAATATATTAAAGAAACAATAGACAAGAATGTATGTTCAGGATTTCAGGCACAGATGAGAATAAGGTTGTTGAAATGATTCTGAAAGACAATATAATCAATATGGTTATGATGAACAATAATCTTGAAATTTCTGCATTAACATTCATTTTCATACAGACACTTGTTAATTTTACACAGAAAGATGAAAGAAATTATCTAAGAAGTATTCTAATTTTATATAAAGAAAATATCAGTCTTTTCTTTGGAAATATTTTAAGCTATAAGAATGCAAAGGAACTGAATGAAAATATTGATTCTCTGTTAAAATATATTTCTATGTTGATGAAAAATTATAAGATGGGTGATTTGAACAATGTCAGATATCTACAATGAAGTATTGAAAGAGATTGAGAAACGTCAATGGTACTGTGAATTTGGAAAATATACATATGAACCTGTCGGTGATATGATAAAAAATACTGTCTATCTGACAGATGGAAGAGTGATAGATTTTTATTTATTAAATGCTATTGTTGAAATAGCAAAAGAAAACTATGGGGAAAAAGTGGAAAATTGTAATTATCAGTCTGATGCTTCAGATTTGAGAAAACATTGTTTGAAAATAAGATATGATTTGAATATCTTGAATAAGAAACTGAGTAAATGGAATGATGAAACGATATTTTGAAGAAGGTTGATATGGAAATATTATATAAAATGTATCTTCATTTTATTTATGCTAATTCAATAACTGTAATATGTAGAACTATTGAAGAAACAATAGTATTTATAGGAATACTGATTTTTCTATATAAAATGTTTACATTGTTTGATTCTAAATATGAATCTGATGTTACATATAAAGACAAACCATCAGATAATTATATTTGGAAAATAGAAACAAAAGAACCTGAAAACAAGGAAAATAACAATGGAAGTATTGAAAATTGAAGTAAGCTGGTTACCAACATCTTGCGAAAACTGTCAGTTTTTGAAAAAGAAATGTAATTCAGAAAGTATATTTGACTTGTTCAGAGTAGGTTACAGATATACTACAACTTGTTTAGCAAGTCAGGAAGTATGCCATCATAATCTTCAATTTGATTATGATTCTATTAAAAAAGTCTGTCCATTAGTCTTGAAGAATATGACTATGAAGGAAAGAGTTGAATCAGCTAGAAAATGGATTAATGATTTCAAGTTTGAAAGAAAATCAAATATCAAGATGCAGAAATTTGTTCTATATGTCATTACAGATTTGGAAATCGGCTATAACTATTGGGAACAGAATCTACAGATTGAAAAAGCATTACATGGAGATAAAGAATGAAACTATTGAAAATTGAAGGAAAACCTTATGAAATCACAGTATTTCAAGATGTATTTGAACCTGAAAAAGAAGAGTTAAAGGAAATTAATGAATCTCTTGTGGATATGGTGAGAGGTCAGAAGAATTTTTGTAGATTTAGGGTGAGAATGTATTCAGACTATAAGATAAGAACAAGAGGTTATGCTTGGATTGAAATAAAACCTATGATTAATGAATGTTACATCATCTATCTTGATAGGAAAGGTTTCTACTGTAATGTTCAGAAACATAAAGTCTATTTAAAAGATATTGATTATGATGGAGATAAAGATAATGAATGATTCTGACAGAATAAAAATTTATAATGATGATTGTATCAATATAATGAAGAAAATTGAAAATGAATCAATAGATTTGATTGTTACTTCACCACCTTATGACAATTTAAGAACCTATGAAAATGAAAATATAGAACAATTATGGAATTTTGATAAATTTAAAATCATCGCTGATGAATTATATAGAATAATTAAACAGGGTGCTATTATTGTTTGGATTGTGAATGATGCTACAATCAATGGAAGTGAAACGGGAACAAGTTTCAGACAAGCTTTATATTTCAAGGAGATTGGTTTTAACATTCATGATACTATGATATGGAACAAGAACTGCTGTACTTTTCCTGAAACTGTAAGATATTATCCATGTTTTGAATATATGTTTATTCTAAGTAAAGGAAAACCAAAATCAGTTCATCTTATTGATGATAAAATTAATGTGGCTAAAAACACAAAGGTGCATGGTAAGTCAAGACAGATTGATGGAAGTTTATTACCTATGTCAGGTTTTCTGAAAAATAGAAGAATAAAGAAAAATGGAATAAGATTCAATGTTTGGAATCTTTCAAGCTGTAATTCAAATACTGAAAGAACATATCATCCTGCTCAGTTTCCTGTTCATCTTGCAAGTGACCATATAGTTTCTTGGTCTGATGAAAATGATTTGGTTTTTGACCCATTCATGGGAAGTGGAACAACAGGTATTGCATCTTTGAGAAATAACAGAAGATTTATGGGTTGTGAAATAAACAGTAATTATTTTGAAATTTCAAGAAAAAGAATAGATAATGAATTAAAATTAATGAATGAAAAAGAATTTTATGAAGAAACAATGGATGAATTATTTTAAAGGTGAATAAAGAATGAATAATGAAGAAACAGATTTACAAAAAGCAAATGATTCAAAATTTACTTTGAATACTATTATTTTTATGATTGTTATATTGATTTTAAGTTTGATTATATTTTATGTTTTTGGATTCTAAGGAGTAATAATGAAATTCAATAAGGAAAGATTCAAGAAATCAGATAAGGATTTTCAAGACAAATCTCTTGTAATGCCAAACAAGAAATTATTGGAAGAAAAGTTTGAGTATTTTATTCATAACAGAAACATAAGACTTGATAAGGCAGACATTTTCAATTATTCATTCATGAATACTAAATATAAAGTCTATGTTGCTACCAATCTCAGAAATTCATTTGTAGTCAATATCTCTACTGTAAAAGGAAAGATGCTTCATTCAGAAGTATTAGATATTAAAGGAAATACAAAGACAGCGGCAGATAAGGTTTTCTATAATCTTTTCAAAGAAGAAAGAGTTTAGATAAAAGAATGTCTATAAGTTATGGTTTACCATTTTTAGGTAGCAAGAACAAGATAGCTGAAAGAATCATTAATATTTTACCTGAAGCAGAATATTTTGTAGATTTGTTTGGTGGAGGTGGGGCATTAACACATTGTGTTTCAAACAAATTTTTCTATAAATATAAAAAGATTATCTACAATGAATTGAATACTGATGTATATAAAATATTTAAAGATGTATGTTCAGGTAATATTAAAAAATTCGATTGGCTTAGTCATGAAGAATACAATGAATATAAACATTTGAATAAAGCTACTTTGGAAAGTCTGATATTATTTTCAATGTTTAATAATCTTAATTGTGGGTATAATATTAATGATAATGAATATGACTTATATAAATCTGTTTATGAATTTATATTTAATAATGATGAAAAAAATCTATTTAATATATTAAATATAAATTTTAATAAATTTAATAATTTTAAAAATGATTTTTTAAAATTAGATAATTTTTGTGAAAAATATAGATTTTTAAAAAGATTTTTGAATAGCAATAATAAAAATATAAGAATGTGGTTGTTTGAAAGATTTGAAAGATGTTTGAATATAAATAGGACTTTAAGAAATAAAAATATAGAATTTTTTAATGATAGTTATGAAAATATATTGATACCTGATGATTCTGTAGTTATATGTGATATTCCATATAAAGGAACTTTGGATTATAAACATAGTTTTGATTATGAAAAATTCTATGATTGGTGTTTAAATAGTAATAATATGATTTTTATATGTGAATATTCAATGCCTGATGATTTTTATTTAGTTAATGAATTAAAAATTTATTCATTGAATCAAGAAAGAAAAGAAAAGTTATTTTGTAATAGAATATATGAAGAATATGGCATTAACGATTTATTTTAAGAAAGGAATAATTTTATGTTTTATAGCTATGTAGGTTACAAAGGGAATAATATTTTTCATATCGGTTATGATGATAAAGGAAAGAAGTTTGTTGAATCAGTAAGATTCAAACCTACTTTGTATTTTAAGGCAAAAGATGGAACTAATAAATCTATCTACAATGAACCATTGAGAAAGAAAGAATTGGACAGTATCGGAGATTTCTATGCATTCAGAGGAACTAATGAAAAGATATTAGACTTGTATGGAAATGCTGATTGTACCATGCAGTTCATTCAGTCTAGATATCCTAATCAGGATATTGAATATAACAGAGAATTCATCAGAGTATGGTTCTTGGATATAGAAATTGAAACACAAGGTGTATTTCCTCTACCTGAACTAGCTGAATATCCAATCTGTGCAATAACAATATATGACACAAGATACAAGAAATATATCACTTTAGGCTTGAAAGACTATGAATATGATGAGAACAGAATCAAGTTCAATGCTGAAGTAGTCTATAAGAAATGTAACAATGAGATAGATTTATTGGACAAGTTTGTAAAACTTATTCAGAAATTCAAGCCTGACATTTGGATTGCTCATAATGGAGAAAACTTTGACTATCCTTATATCATAAACAGAATGAAGAATGTAGGCTATGACCCATCTTTGTTATCATATTGTGGTGGAAAAGCTAGAACAAGATTCAAGGAAGTTGAGAACAATGGAATACATTTCAAGGTATTTGATTCTGACATAGATGGTATTTCATTATTAGACAATCTTTTACTTTATAAAAAGTATATTGCTGACCCAAGAGAATCCTATTCATTGTCTAATTTAGCAATAGAAGATTTGGGATTAGATAAATTGAACTATGAAGAGTATGATAATTTGGAAGGATTATATGAAAAGAATTTTTCAAAGTTTATTGATTATAACATTAACGATGTTTATCTTATGTATCTTCTTGACCAGAAAAATGGGTATGTTGATTTGCACATTAGGAACATGTATGTCTCAAAGTCGGCGACATTCCAAGTTACGATGAGTCCTGTTGCTCTTTGGGATAATTACATATACCATAAACTTGCTGACAGAAACATTCAGATACCACCATTAAAGGAACAGGATGACTTTAAATATGCAGGTGCTTTTGTTGTTCCTACTGTAAACAGAATCCATAAATGGGTTGTTTCTATAGACGTTAATTCAATGTATCCTCATATTCAGATGATGTGGAACATTTCACCTGAAAAACTAGTCACTGATATGACTGTAGAATCTTGGCTTGCTTCACTTTCAGAAGAACAGCTTGATGATTATATAAAGAAATCCAATAATCCAAAGCAGATAGAATTTTTAAATGATTTGAAAACTTTAAATGCTATGGGTATGAGAATTGAAGAAATTAATAAAATGGACTTGGATGAAAGAATGCTTGATATGGTTATCCCTACTCACCCTGAATACATCATGACTGCAAATGGATTCTATTTCAGAAAAGGTGATTTTGGAATAATATCAGAATTGTTACATAAGAACTATGCAGAAAGAAAACATATCAAATCCATTGAAATGAAAAACATAAAGAAAAAACTTAAAGAAGAACCTGATAATATTGAACTGAAAAACAAGTTATCTAATTATAATGTGGCACAACAGGGTATAAAGATTATGATGAACTCTGAATATGGTGCTTTGGCTAACAAGTTTTTCAGATATTGCAAGTATGAATTATGTTCATCAGTTACCATGAATGGACAGTTTATTGATAAATATCTGTTAAAGAGAATCAGAGAAACATTTCCTGATATAGAGCCGATAGCTGGCGATACAGATAGTTGTTTTTTTGACACTAATGTATATTATAATAATGATAAGATTCAAATAGGTGAACTTTATGATAAATTAGTGAAAGAAAATAAAGGTGAGTTTTCTTTTCATAGTGATTTCAATAAGCAGTATGTTTATAAACTGAAAGATGACTGCTATACAAAAACATTGAAAGATGGAAAAGTCATAGATGACAGAATAAAATACATAATGAAACATAATGTAAAGAAGAAAATGTATAGATTGAAAGTTGAAGGTAAAGAGATTGTTGTGACACAAGACCATAGTCTGATGGTTATGAGAAATGACAAACTTGTTTCTGTAAAACCTTATGAAGTTAAAAAGAGTGATAAATTCATCTATATAAAATAATCATGAAGAATATAAGTTATGGATTGCCTTATTTAGGCAGTAAGTCTAAGATTGCAGAAGAAATCATAAACATATTGCCTACTGCAAAATATTTTGTTGATTTGTTTGGTGGAGGTGGAGCATTGAGTCATTGTGCTTCATATAAATTTAGTGATAAATATGAAAAAATTATCTATAATGAAATGAATACAGATGTTTTCAATATTTTTAAAGATTTCTGTTTAGGTAATATTAAAAAATTTAAATGGTTGTCACATGATGAATATAATGAATACAAACATTTGAACAAATTTCTTTTTGAAAATCTGATACTGTTTTCAAGATATAACAATATGAATTGTGGTTATCTGATTAAAGATGAAAATTATGATTTATATAAATCAATATATGATTATATATTTGAAGTTGAAAATGATTTTTTAAATAGATATATATATATATATATATTAAAAATAAATATAAGAAAGAGAACAAATATTATTCACACTTAATTTTATTTGAAAGATTTAGAAGATGTTTGAATATAAATAAAACTTTGAAAAATAAAAATATAGAGTTTTATAATCTAAGTTATGAAGATGTTACTATTCCTGAAGATTCTGTAATTATTTGTGACCCGCCTTATAAAGATACAATGGATTATAGATGTTCATTCAATAATGAAAGATTCTATGATTGGTGCAGAAATAACAAGAATATGGTTTTCATTAATGAGTATTCAATGCCTGATGATTTCTATTTGGTGAAAGAAATTAAAATACATTCGATACATCATGAAAGAATTGAAAGACTGTATTGTAACAGAGTTTATGAAGATTATGGTATAAATGATTTGTTTTAAAAGAAAGGAAATTAATATGGAAATCTGTTTTACAAATGATTTTGAAATTGAATGTCTAGGAGAGATAGAAGAAGATGTTTATGATATAGAAACTGAAAATACTCATATGTTCTTTGGAAATGATATTCTTGTTCATAATTCTCTATATCTTTCTTTGGAAAGATTAGTTGAAGAAAACTGTAAAGGTTTTACAAGGGAACAGATTATTGATTGGATAGATGAATTTTCCAAGACAAAGATTCAAGAGTTGTTGGATAATACTTTTATTGAAATTCAGAAATATGTAGGTGCCCCAAAGAACTATATTCAGATGTCTAGAGAAAAGATAATTGAAACTGCTCTTTGGACAGGAAAGAAACATTATGCTTACAAGATGGTTGATGATGATGGAACAAGACTTGAAAAACCTAAATATGGATATAAAGGTCTTGAATGTATAAAGTCATCTACTCCAAGAAAGATAAGAGATTTGATGAAATATACAATCAATTCAATTCTTGATGGAAAAGATGTTGTTCCAATCATTGATGAATGTAAACAGAAGATAATGAAAATGACACCTGAAGATATAGCTTTTCCAAGAACCGTTAATGGAATCACAAAATATAAGATTGAGAAAGATGGAACATTCACCAAAGGTGCTCAGGCTCATGTAAAGGCGGCATTGGTCTATAACAGATATCTGAAGGAAAACAAGATAACTGACTATCCAAAGATTGAAGAAGGTAATAAATTAAGATTTATATGGCTGAAGGAACCTAATGTTTTTGGTTCTCCTACATTCGGATTCATAAACAGACTTCCAAAAGATGAGATGATAGAGAAATACATAGACTATGAAACCATTTATCAGAAGGCATTTGAGAAACCAATGAAGGAAGGAATACTAGAGAAGATTGGAATGGAAATAGAGATTTCAGATAATGACAATATAGATGACTTGTTCTAAATAAAATTAAAAATACCTTTATAGAAATATGAAGGTATTTTTTTATATAAAAATTTTACAAATTAATATATAATAAATATAAATTTAAAAGGAGATAAATAAAATGTGTGACAAGAATTGTAATAAATGTGAAGAATGTATGTATAAAAAGTATTATGATTCAGTAAAGAAATCAACTTCAAAGAATCAGAAACTTGTAAGGGAAGAATACCTGAAGAAAGGTATATGTTTTATCTGCAAGACTAATCCTGTAAAAAAATCTTCAAATGGAAAGAAATGTACTTTATGTGAAGAATGTATGGAAAAACAGAAAAAAGCTTCTTCAAAATACTATAATAAGGAAAAATAAATGCCTATTTTAAAACAACAGTTACTTACAAAAATCTCTTCAATGAGAACTGCCTGTTATAATGCCTGTTCCTCTTGTAATAATACTCAGTATCCTCAAGGTGCTTCATCTTCAAGAACAGCATATAATAACAGTTTTGACCATCTTGTTTCTGCAATAAACAATTATTTTTCAAATTCATCTTCAACTTATTGGGGTTCAGGTAATTGGAACAAGTATCAACAAAATCTTTATGATATTATAACATTTGACTTTATAAGAGAAATGACAAAGAATTTTGTATATGACCCACCTTATATTGGTTATCCTACAAATGATTTACCTATTGGAGAAGATGATTATTGGAAATTGTTCGGTATTTCAAGTTTTGCCACTAATTTCTTGAATAGAGCAGATAACTATTATTTTACTCAGACAGGTTGTATCTATATTGGAGATACAGTTGCAAGCATAGAAACAGATGTGAATAATATCAATAATATAATGCCAACAAATGATTTGAACTTACAGAATGCTTTTGTCTCTTGGTTGAAATATTATCCACAGAAAGACCAGCTTATAAATGTCACTGAAGATATGCAGATTGTTGGTAATGTTCCAATTATTCATAAATCGGAAATAGGAAATGAAATCTATATCACCAAACATGCAAAGGAAATAATAGACTGTTTTGGATTTGATATCTATATTCCAACTTATGTGAGAAATATTTGATGAAAATATGTAAATTAATACCTAAAAATGAGAAATATCCTAAAAAAATAAATACAGAATCTGAATTCTGTGAATGGATTTACAGAGAAGGTAATTTACCCGATACTCATTTTGCTTTTACTCCATGCAAGTCAGGTTTCAATTATTTAGGTAAAGGTAAGAGTAAAAGATATGCCGATTATTGGAATAATACAAGATGTCCAATTTGTGATAAACTTATTCATATAAATTATCTATAATAGAAAGGAAATATAAATGAAAATAATAGATGAAAAGACAGAGAAATATATAAAGGAAAATTTCAATGACTTGGATTTTTTCTTTTATGAAGAATATGATTTGAAAGTTAAATTAAAAAATACTGAAAATGGTATTGAAGAAATCACTTCCACCAATTATCTTAATGTAATGAGTGAAGAATCAAAAACTTTCTTTACAGAATTATTCAATTTTATGCCAAAGAATCATGTCTTTGTTCTTCATGTTCAACAGCCTTCAATTCATGAAAGGGATTATTATCCACTGAATGATAATGAAGAAAACAAAGACAGAATAATTATCTTTGAAGAATATGATGAAAAAGATAATTATGTTTATGAACCAAGCTATTATATGCCTGATTTCAAACAGTTGGCAGAAGTTATAAACTATGATTCACTCTTCAGTGTTGTCAAGAATCTTGATTACAGTTCGACAAGATATATTGGAATTGAATATATAAACAGAAAAACAAAGGAACATAAATATATTCTATGTCATAATTTCATGATTATAACTGATATTCTTGCAAACAACAGAGTGAATGAAAATCTTCTACAACTTTTTAAGGAAAACATAGATGAAATATTTGTTCAATACTATCCAAAATTCAAAGATAAATTGGAAGATATTACAAAGAAATATAATGAAGTTTCTGATTCTATTATAGATGTTGTCTATAATGAAAAAGAAAGACAGTTTGAAAATGAAAATATCAATAGATGGCTTGAAAATCTTAAATCTTATAAAGGTGATAAGGAACATAAAGAGATGAACTGTTGGAGAAGTTTTCTGAAAGCTGATGTTTCTTTTGAATCTTTATTTGAAAGTAAATAAAACTAACATCAACGAAAGATTATACCCTATCTTGAAAACTTTCATAATATAATACTTTGAAAGCAGTTGATAGGGTTTTTAATTTATATAGTATATAAAATTAATAAAAATAATTAAATTATATTAAAAAAGAATTTCCAAATGTTTTTACAGACTATGGAATAGAGGGTTTAGTGTTAAATCCATTCAAGGTAAACTTATAAAATAAGTTGATTGATAAATGTTTTATTAAAGTTGTTTAACAAAAGTAAATAATTTTTAATGGAATAATAACATGGATACAAACTTTACAAACAAAAACAAATTCAGAATAGTGATTCATAACGAATATGGAAAACAGCTTGAATTTTTTGCAAAGGCAGTAACATTTGGTGGTATTTCTGTTGGAACAACAAATGTTGCTACTATAATCAAAGAGTTCAAGGCTTCAGGTTCATCTTATTCATGTGATGATATTGGTATTGATTTCTATCTTGATGAAGATTGGAACACCTTTATTGAACTGGTGAAATGGATAAAGCAGATAAGAAATGGTGAAAACATCAAATCAAGAAATATGTATCTGAATGATATTACTGTTGAAATTCTTGATACAAAATATAAGCATAATTTCTTCATAGACTGTAAGGACTGTTTTCCATCTGTAATAGCTTCAATATCATTAGACGAAGATGATGATACTTCCACTGTATTATGTCATGTTGATTTTGCTTGTAATGATTATAAGATAGATAAGACCAAATAACCTCTTGAATATTTATTTTTGATAAAATGACTGATTAAGTAAAATCAGTCATTTTTATTTTATAAAAATTTTACTTTTTAATTTATAATTTCATTATTAAAGAAATTTCATAAAGGAGAAAGTTTAATGAAAATAAGTTCTGAAACTTTATCGGTTTTAAAGTCTTTTACTACAATCAATCCTGTAATCTATATGGGAAATGATAAAAACTCTATTCAGGTTGTCAAGACAGACAAGTCTTTGATTGGTGTCTTTCAGACTGCTGAAACTTTTGACAAGGAATGTTGTTTTTGGAATACATCACAACTATTGGCTACAATAGATACATTAGGTGGTGAAAATGCTGACTTGGAATTTGATGACAAGTTCATCAAAATCAGTGGTGAAGGAACCAATGTAAAATATCTGTATACTGATGAAAGAGTTGTAATGAAGAATAATCCAAAACCATTAGGATTCACAAGATATTCAAGACTTTTTGAAAAGAATGAAGGCTATTTTGAATTTGATATTAATTTTCAAACTCTTAATAATATTCTAAAACTTTCCAAGATTCTTGAACTTGAAACTGTATTGATTAAGTTTGATAATGGTCAGGGACAGATTCACTTAGTAAAGGATGAAAATTCAGAAGGTCATAATTTTGATATTGAAGTTAAAGGTGAAGGTTCAGGTGAAATAATGCTGAATCTAAGCAATTTACAGATTATTCCGGGTGACTATACAGTAATGATAGAACAGACAGTGAAAAATGAAAAGATAAGAAAAGTATCAAAATGGACAAATAAGAATATTCCATTATTCTATCTTGTTGCACCAAAAGCTAATCTGAAAGGATAATATATGGATTTAGTCAATATTCAGAAAACATCGACAGACTGGGGACTGAAATACAGACCGACAAAGATTGATGATATTATATTGCCTGAAAGATTCAAAACTCTTTTTAAATCTGTGATTGAAAAGGGTGAAATGGTAAATTTCCTTTTCAGTGGAAATGCAGGTTGTGGAAAATCATCTTTGGCATTCATTCTTTCTGATGAATTGGATTTTGAAACTTTATATCTTAATATGTCAAAGGACACTTCCATTGATGTATTGAGAAATGATATTGCTACATTCGGTCAGACTGTTTCAATGAATGGCAACAGAAAACTCATAATCTGTGATGAATGTGAAAAGGCTTCAATCAATCTTAAGGAAGCATTGAAAGCAGAAATAGAATCTCTTTCAGAAAATGTTTCTTTTATCTTTATCACAAATCATGTAAATATGATGACAGATGCTCTTCTTTCAAGACTTCAGCATATTGAGTTCTCATTTACTGAAGATGAATCAAAGAAGATGAAAACTCAGATTTACAAAAGAGTCATTGAAATTCTAAAACTGAATAAATGCGAATATGAGGAAAAAGCAGTTCAGATAATTGTCAACAAACTCTTTCCTGACTTCAGAAGAATACTTAACAGATGTCAGTGTCTTGCTAATCAGAATGCTCTTAATGTAGAAACAGTTAATGCAAGTATCACCGTAAATACAGAAGAGTTTTTTAACATTATAAAGACAGGAAAGTTTTCTGATTTGAGAAAATATGTTGCAAATCTCAATATCAATGCTCAGGTATTCTATTCAGAGTTATTTAAGGATATAGACAGATACTTTGAGAAAGGAAAACTTGCTCAGGGTATCATTACATTGGCAAAATATAGTTATGAATCAGCTTTTGTAATTGATTATGAATTGAATATAATGGCTTGTGCATTGGAACTTAAAGGTATTCTAGGTTAAAAAATAATTGAAAATAGTATAGAATATATTTATGTTCTATACTATTTTTTATTTAGAAAGGAGTTTATAATGAATAATAAATTAAAAGAAATAAAAAGTAATGACAGACTTATAGTCACTTATAGTTATTTATTGACTTTATTGGAAGATTTTCAAAATGACGGCGTTTCAACATTAGGTGATTCAGAAATATTATCATTAATACCTGAAAAAGAAATATATAATGCTGTAAAAGACGGTGATATTCAGATAATGGAGTAATAAATGAATCTGTTTGACATAATAAAAGATATAAATGTTACAAAGTCTTATAATCTTCATAATGCAGATGGTTTTGAAAAGGAATTCAATGACTTCATGGTCAATCGCTATTTCTCTATGAATGTTGAAACTGTCTTTCCTGCTGAATTTATGAATATTCATTGGAAACTTCCTAAGAATGCAAAGTATCTTTTCTTGTCTGACTTGATAGAACCAAAATACAGAAGTATGAAATATATCAAGGCAGATAAGGATTCAGAAGATAACAAACTTCTGAAACATATAATGGAGTTCTACTGTATAGGAAAGGATGAAGCTAGAATGATTCTTAATATCATTGATGAAGATGAAAAGAAGTTTATAAAAGATTGTTATGAGAAAAAATCATTGGTAAAGAAGTAAATATTTTTAATAAAAATACTTTACATTTTTATTTATATTATTTATAATAAATATAGAAAATATGAATAAAGGAGAAAATTATGAAGTCTTTTATAAATTATGTAGCTGAAGAAAAGCAGGATTTGGGAACATTAATTAAAGATGCTTTGAAAAAAGCAGGTTACAAGGTTCCTAGTCAGATTTCTGTTAGAAAACGTAGTGCAAGTGCCTATGATGTTGAAATAAAATCACTTGATATTGATAAAGATGAAATTGAAAAGATAGTCAGTAAATATGAAAACATTCGTTATGATGAAAGAACTGGTGAAATTCTTTCAGGTGGTAATACTTATGTTTTTGTAAATTATGACTATGGTATGATGAATAAAGAAAGAGAAAGACTAAGAAAATTAGAAGAAGAAACAATACAGAAATGTCTGAATAATGATGGTTATTATACTAAGATAGGTAAAGGTTTGGAAATAATGCTCATTTCTGATAATAATGACCCTATCATGCCTGATGGAGTATTCAGCTATCTGTATAAATTGAATGGCAAGGAATACAGAGTCAAGAATGGAATTCTATCAATATGGCGGATATTGGCAAAAGCAGGATTCTAAGAGGTGAGTAAAATGAGAAAATGGTCAGAAATAGTAATTGAAGCAGTAGGCAGAGGTCAGAAAACATTTGAGAATGTATTCAATAAAACATTTCAAATAGGTAGTATTATGCAGAACCGTTCTATAACAGGTTATAAAGGCAGAATATATGAAATCAACAAACATGATTATGATGATTCAGGCAATAATTATTATGTTGATATATTAAGAACTGTAAATGATAATGGTCAGACTGTCTATCAGCTTATTGGACTGAGTATAAATGGAAAGAATGGAAAACTAATTGATGAAAAATGGGATGGTGCTTTATATAAAAAGTATAATTTCAATGTCAATTATGGTTTTCCTGAAACTGTAGAATCTGCAAAAATCATTGAAAAATTATTGGATGAATTGGTCAAGACAAATGATTTCAATAAGTTTATCAAAGACTGGAAAAGATTAGGTTATATTGAATCACAGAAAGAAAATCAGAATACAGCATTTGAAAAACCATTGTCAAGATTTGCGGGTATGGAAGGTAAGGAAATAAAGGAAGGAACAATTCTTGTTAATACTTGGGGATATGAACAGACCAATGTTGATTTCTACAAGGTTCTCAGTAGAAAAGGTGATACAGTTATCTTGAGAAAACTTGAAAACAAGAGACTTAGTTTTGACAATAAGAGACTTGCTTCATTGGAAGTTCCATCAGATAAATTTGAAGGTGATTCATTCAAGAAAAAAGTCATTGATGGTTGGAAATCAGAAGAAGTTAAAATGCAGTTCAGTAATGCTATACCTTGGAATGGAAAACCTGTTGAAGCTACCCATTATGCCTGATTAAAATTCATATAGATAAAAATAAAAAATCTCATAGAAATATGAGATTTTTTGTTATATTGAGATAGTAAGGAGATTATTATGAAAAGTTTTAAAGAATATGTTGTTAATGAAGTTGATTCTATAAAATCAATAAAGTTTATTGATAAATTAAAGAATAATAAGAAAGAAAATATTTTTAATAAAAATAATAAGAATAATGAGAATGAAAGATGTTTTAAATATATTCTTTTTATTACTAATTATGGAGAAGAAAATTTTAAAAAGACAATAAAATTATTAAATTTACAAGATTCAAAAGAATTTTGTGAATATATAAATAATAAAAATAAAAGAAATGAACATATTGAACAAATATTAAAAATTATAAATAATCATTTTGAATTAAAAGATGAATTAGAATTTATAATCAATAATCATTTAAAATAATTAATAAGGAGAAAAAATAATGAAATATTATGATTGTAAAATATTATGCAAATTAGAAAAAAAAGAAGAACCTATAATAACTAAAGTTAATGTTGATAAAAATATTGAAAATATTTCAAAGGCTTTTGATTATGTTTTTGATGGAGAATCAAAAATTTATCCATATAAATTACCAGAAATATTAGAAAATGAAGAATTTAAAATATGTTGTGTTGTTGGTGCAAGTGGTTCTGGTAAATCAACTCTTTTAAAAGAATTTAAAAATTATAAATCTAATTTTAAACAATTTAATGAAAATGCTATAATTTCAAATTTCAATAGTGTTGAAAATGGAAAAGAAAGATTGATGTCAGTTGGTTTAAATAATATTCCTGTATGGTGTAGACCTAGAAAAGTATTATCTATAGGTGAAGGTTTTAGAGCTGATTTAGCTTTAAATTTAGATTCTTATATGATTTTTGATGAATTTACATCAACTATTGATAGAAATGTTGCAAAAACAACTTGTAAAGGTATTAAAAATTATATTGATAAACATTTTTTACATAATATTGTATTTTGTTCATGTCATAAAGATTTCATATCATTTTTACAACCAGATATTGTTATAGATTTAGATGAGGAAAAAGTATTTGATTGTAGAGGTGAATGCCTGGGGGAGCAATTCAGTTACATTTATATAGAGCAAGAAAAGAGTATAAACAACAAATATGGAGAATATTTGAAAACTATCATTATTTAAGTAAAAATATGAATCTTGCTTCTGAATTATATTATATTGAATATAATAATATCATTATTGGTGTTATTTCAATATTACCATTTCCAACTGGTAATACAAAATATATTTTTAGAATACATAGATTAGTAATATTACCTGATTATCAAAATCTTTGTATAGGTTCAAAATTATTAGATTTAATTGGTGAATATTATATAAATCAAGGAAAAAAACTTTTTATAACAACAATACATGAAAGAATACATAATCATTGTAAAAAACTTAAATTATATAGAGAAACAAATAGTAATAAACATACAAGACATACTGTTTCATCATTACCTCAATTTAAAAATGCTTTTTTAAATAGAAAAACATATAGTTATGAATATGTTGGAAGTGATTATTATAATAAATTACATAAAATTATCATAGCTGATAAAGATGAGATATTAGATGAAAAAGAATTGATTGAATTAAAAAAACAGTTTTATCTAGTAGTCTTTACTGGTGATAAAGATATTAGAACTAGTAATAATGAATTATTATGTCAAAAATTAGGAATAAGAACTGAATTATTATATATATCAAAGAATAAAAAAAGAAATATTGTTGAATTAATAAAAAATTATATGAAGAAAAAATAATTAAAATTAATATTGACATTTTTATTTTTAATATATATAATGAGTATGTAAGTTAAAGTTAAGTTAATCAAAAGGAGATTAAATTATGGGTAATTCAACTAGAAACAATGTAGCAGTTCAAGGTTATTCTGAATACTTCAGAATTGACCCTACACAAATCAAGGTTCAGCAGTCTTTCAATCCAAGAGAAATCTTTGATGAAGAAAAACTTGATGAATTGAAAGAATCAATCATTGAAAATGGTGTTCTTGTTCCAATCAGAGTTAAACTCAATAAAGACAATGAATTCATTCTCATTGATGGTGAAAGAAGATTAAGAGCAACTTTAAAAGCAATTAAGGAAGGTCATCAGATACAGTCAATTCCTGCAATAGTTGAAAGAAAGACAATCAATGAAATTGACCAGTTGATTCTTGCTCTTAATACTAATACAGGTGAACCATTATCAGCTTTGGAAGAAGCAAAAGCAATAAAAAGACTTTCAAACTATGGTCTTACCTTGACAGATATTTCAAAGAAATTAGGCAAGACTATCAATGTAATAAGAAACAGAATTGCTCTTGTAGATGCTTCACCTGAACTTCAGGAAGAAATTAAACAAGGCAATATCAATATCTATCAGGCAGAAAAGATTATCCGAAAATCTGACTCCATTGAAAGTCAGAAAAAAGGTATTGAAACTGTTAAAGCTGAAAAAGCTGAAAAGAAGATAGAAATTGAAAAGAAGAAAATAGCCAAGAAATCAGGTAAACTTGTTTATGATAAAAAAGATTTTGTAGAACTTACAGGTGATATGATTGAATGGCTCATTGAACTCAACAATAACAATCCTGATGGAAAAATCAAACAGGTTGAAGAACTGATTATAAAAGCACAAAAAATGCTTGATTCAGAAGATTTATAAAAAGGTTGTAAAGGAGGAAGTTGAAATATACTTCCCTTTATAAAAGTTAGAAAGGAAATTAAAATGAAAAAAATCTATGAAATGACATCAGAAGAAATTATTGAAAATCTGTTAAGGGTAAATTCAAATACTACTCTTGAAGAAAAGAAGAAAAAAATCAGTAAAGAAGATAATGATAAATTATTAAAATTTGCCAATGAAAGACTTTTGGATTTATATAAAAATATAAGTAATGAAGATTTTAATATGTTAAATCATCTTGATGAAACAGTTGAAGAATATATCAATATTCTTAAAGATACGAATATTTATACTGATGAAGAATTGGAATTATGTGAATTTGTAATGTCTTTTGGAATATATTCACAGATAAATAAATAATTTAAAAATAATAAAAGGAGAATAAGGAATGGTAAGCGAATTTATGACTTTGAACAAACAGGAAAAAGCACAAGTAATCTTTGAAATGGTAAATGAATTGATGAAAGAAACATGTTTACCAAAGATTATATGTTGTAAGATTATAGCAGAATATAAAGGCTATTCTGTGAAACAGATTAAGAACTATATCAAGATGGTAGATACAGATTTCTACTATTTTGCTGTAATGTATACAAGAGATGGTTATTTGTTGACTACTCAGGATATTGATTCAAGCTGTAAACATATTCTGAAAAATATTGTCAAACAGAATGAACTTGATGATATGGAAAGTTTCAAAAGAATACTGAAAGACTATTTTGAGAATATGGAATGGTGAAATAAAAAGACTAGGTAAAATTAAACCTAGTCTTTTTTATTTATAGTATTTTTTTCTACAATCACCACATACAAAATAGTCATATTCCTTTACATACCACAGATAACCACCACAAGAGCAGTAATACATCTTTTCTCCATCTATGATTTTTGTATTGCAGTCATCTATATATGATTTCTCATCTTCAAATCTTGGAATGTAAATGTCTATATCATCTATGTTTTTTGAAGGTTGAATGTTCTGTTGTTTTTTCTTTTTCAATTAACAAATCTCTCAAAAATTATTTTTTACAGCTTATAATATTTACTATGAAGAAAGGAAATTAAACTATGATTACAAAAAGAACAGATTTACCTGACTATAAAGGCTACAAAAACTTCATGATTTATCATGATGACGGAATGTTCAAATGGTACTGTGGATATGCAGAACTACCTGAAGACCATATTCTTTATGATAAACAGACTGAATTTGATGATATTATTCAAACTATTGATGTTCATGGTGGAGTGACTTATATGAAAGACCATGTAATAGGATTTGACTGCAATCACTTTGGAGATGACATTATAGAATGTAATTCAGATTATGTCACCAATCAGATACATGAGATGATAGACCAGCTAGAGGATATGAGATAATGTCAGACTTCATCAAATATCAGCATATAGAAAAACTTTCAAACTATGACGAAACAGAAGGTATTCTGAATGGAAATGTATTCATTCAGCCAAAGATAGATGGTTCTAACTGTTGTATATGGTTGGAAGATAATGAAATTCACTGTGGTTCAAGAAACAGAGAATTAACACTTGATGATGACCATGTCAATTTCATGAAATACATCTATGATAACAAGGAAAAATATCTGAAACTATTAAATAAATATCCTAATAGAATCATCTATGGTGAATGGCTTATAAAACATACCATAAAAACTTATAGAAAAGATGCATATAACAGATTCTATGTTTTCGATATTGTTTCAAAAGATGAATTTTATACTGATTATGCAGAAATAGAAAAAGTCTGTAAGGAATATGAGATAGATTTTGTTCCTATAATGAAGAAATTAAGATTTCCAAAAGTTGAAGATATTACAAATCTTGTGAATCAGAATCATTTTCTTTTTCCTGACAATACTTTCATAGGTGAAGGAATAGTGATAAAGAATCTTGACTTTACAAACAGATATGGAAGAAGAGTATGGGCAAAGATTGTCACTTTAGATTTCAGACAGAAAAAATATGTGAAAGATGAAAAGGAAAAATATTCTCTTGAACAGGAAATAGTTGAAAAATATCTGACTTTGGATATAATAGAAAAAGTCTATGCCAAGTTAATGACTGACAGAGAATATTGGAATAACAAGCTTATTCCTCAATTATTAGGAATAGTCTATCATGACTTTATTATTGAATGTATATGGCAGATTCTAAAAGAAAAGAAGAATCCTATAATCAATTTCAGAAGTCTACAAGCTGAAGTCTATAAACAGATAAAAGAATTGAAACCTGAAGTGTTTTAAATAAAAAAATACTGTATATCAAAATTAACGATATACAGTATTTTCTTTAAGAAAGGTTTGAATTGGATAATATTATTTACTTTGTGGAACATTATGAATCTGTCTGATTAATTCAACAACATTCATATTACTTCCATTGTTTTCATCATTTTTCTTTTCAATACCATTATCATTTTTTATCTTGAGATTTGTGGCATGAAGATTCAACAATTCCTTGCCAGCATCACATATTGATTTTATAAGCAGTGAAGAAACTTCATAATATCTTGGACTGCTCTTTACGGCATTACTGTCACCCATATCATTCATTTCATCGTTTGCTACAATTTTCTTCAATAATGATTCAAGAATCTTATCAGCAGAAGATATGTTTTTCAGAAGAATATTTCTGACATACATTATGTCATCAGAATAATCTTCCATATCACCTTTATGTTCTGCTTTTTCATATTTCAGTTCAACATTGATGTTCACTTTGGGTATATCCAATTCATCTTCAACAGAAGTTACACTATTATCCTGAATTGGAGATTCAACAGAAGTTTCATCTCCAAATAAATCATCTAAATTATTGTTTTCCATTTTATTTCATTCCTAAATTAGTAAAGTTTTTCCAATTTAATATATACTTTTTTTAAAAAAGTATTTACATTTTTACAATTATTATATATAATATAAATATAAAATAAAGTTAAACAAAAGGAGAAAGAAAATGAAAAGATTAGTATTAGTTCCAGAAAGCAGATTGGAAGAATTCAAGGAAAGACTTGCTAAGATAAACAAGAAAGCAGAAAAATATGGTTGTCAGAAGATTCAGATTTTGGAAGAATCTGAACTTTATGATTATACAGAAGATGAAGTAAATTACATAGTAGCAAAAGACTTCACTTTGGAAATACCTGAAATAAAGATGGGTGATTATGAAGTAGTAGGAGTTATCAAACACCCAGCAAGAGGTCATGAAGATTTTGAAGTAATTCAGTTTTATGGTGAAGAAGGAATTTCCAAAAGATACGCAGATATACAGCCAACAAGATGTGACCATTGTAACACTGAAAGATACAGAACCTGTCAGATTGTTCTAAGAGATAAGGAAGGAAAAGAAATAGTGGTTGGCAAGTCTTGTGTAGAAGAATATACAGGAATAAAGCTTCATGCAGATTACAAACTGTTTGCAGAAATGGACTTTGAAGAAGAATTTGATTTTCTTAAAGGTTCCTATGTTCCTACTTATGAACTTTCAAAAGTTATTAAAATCACAACAGAAATAATAAAGAAAGATGGATATGTAAGAAAGTCAGAACAGGATTTTCAGTTGAATATAGTTCCAACATTTTTAAGAGTATTAAATACCAAGTTTAACGATATTGAAGGTGATGAAGAATTATTGAAAGAATATAGAAACTACATTGAAACAAATACTTTTGATAATGACTTCATGAACAATCTTAAAAGTATTTCAAGACTTGACCATATAGTAGAAGAATACTTTCCAATAGTAGCCTGTGGAGTGAATATGTTCCTAAAGAACAAACAGAGAGTAGAATTTCAGAAGAAAGTTCAGAATAGTCAGTTCATTGGTGAAGAAAATCAGAAAATAGAATTGGAAGTAGAAGTAAGAAGAATAAGCTACTTTGAAACAATGTATGGCAGAAGTGCAAGAGTAGAATTTAATCAAAATGGCAACATGATAGTATGGTTTACTAATGTTCAGAGTTTTGAAAATCAGAACTTGAAAGAAAACAAGACTTACAGAATAAAAGGAACTGTAAAGAAACATGAAGTTTTTAACAATACAAATCAGACAATACTCACAAGAGTAAAGGTTCTTTAAAAGTAAAAGGTCTAGAAATAGACCTTTTATTAGTATATAAGAAGTATAAAGGAGATTAATAATGCTACAGAAAGAAATCTACAATAATATTTATAATAAAGCTAAACTGATTAAGGAAGAAAAAAGGAATATTACTGAATTAATCAGAAAGGCAAATGATATAGCCTACAAATATGGAAAGAAACCTATTTCACCATCAGAACTCAGAATGATGTATGATGAACTAGAAAAGATAGGTATATACATTGGTGCCTACTATGGAAATGGCAAGAGAAATAGAGATAATGACCCTGATTCTCATATTTGGGATAATGTTTCTGTCTATGACAATGATACTGATGAAGAACTGTTCAAATGCAGAATTTCAAGGTATGATGGCTACAAGTATGGTAAGGAATATATAATAACTTTCTTCAAAGGAGAATAAAAATGTTACAGAAAGAAATTTACAATAATTTATTCAATAAAAAAGCAAATGTTATTTATGAATCCAATAATAAAAATTTTGACAGATTTTATGAATTGGCTCATGATGCGGTAATGTTAATGAATATGCAGAGAATGGTAGGTGGTTTCAGTGTTCCTAATCAGTCTTTATTCAAAATGATAAAAAAAGAATATGAAGATGTCATGAAAAAATTAATAAATGAATTCAAACTGATTGAAGATACAGATAAAGAAAAAGTATTGGATGAATTAGGTGTAATAGTAAAACAAGGAACAGAAGATTCTGAAGCTAGAATTGATAATGTAAGACATACTTATGATTACTTGATTGAAAAAATTTGGTGATTAGTATAAACAAAAAAGACTAGGTATTGATTTACCTAGTCTTTTTCTTTTAGATTCATTAATCTTCAATAATATGTTCTGTTATATCTATCTTTGAAACATCTTTCATCAGTTTTTCAAGATTTTGAGAAAATACTACAAAATCTTTTGGTAACATATTGATTTTATTGAAATCAATAGAAACAACTTCAGTCTTGCCATTTTTTCTTGCAATTCTTATATTGATTTTATCATAATATCTACCATTTATAGGTGTAATATCAACCCATCCTATTCCATCATCAATTTTCTGTGCAAGATTGTTAAGATTTTGCATAAAACCATATTTACCTATAAAACCTCCAAGAAATATATCTATCTCTCCGGGAGCATTGGCAGATTCTTTTACTATGAAATCATTGAATTTTCTAATCATTTTGAATTTCTCCTTTATTTAAGATATTTACTATAACAATACTTTCTCTATATTTCCCTCTTTATCTTTTTTCAGGAAATATCTGAATCCATTCTTCTCATCGAACCAATAAGCCTCATACTCATCTTCCTTCAGTATCGGCATTTCTTCACTTTTATAAACATTTAATATTACTTGAGAAACATCAGCCAATTCACTTACAGGAGCATCCAATTTTTCTTCATAATATGGGTCAATCTTTTCCAAAATAGCTGAATAATATTTGTTTATGTCATCGTCAAATTCATTTCTGATTGTGGCTATGTTTTCCCTTGAATCATATTCATTAAATCTTACTCTGATGTTTTCAAGAATCTGAGCATTCTTTATTGGTGGATAAATCCAGCCTTTTACAATGAAATCCATATCAAACTTCAGAACTCTCTGTCCTTGTTCTCCAAATTCATTCTCAAAATTTGGACTGCAAGTCTGAAAGACTACAGGAACAGAAGATTCAATATCCAATTCAGGTATTTCTTTTATTGTAAGATGATAGTCAGGATGAAAGAAAGATAATATCTGTTCAATAATCTGAAACATATCATCTAGATATTTTGTCCAAATAGACAACTGAAAGGCAAAGTTGAATGGTCTTCCCACTCCTATTTCATTGTTGACTCCATCTGTATTTATCTTGTTTGTTCTTTTCAATATAGGATTCAAAACTCTCTGTGAATCAAATTCTATCGAACTGTTCAGCATATATGAAAGTCTTGGAATAATTGAAGAAACAGGATAGAAGTCATTATTTCTTGAGTTTATTGAATTTATCTGATATGCAACTTTCTGTTTCTCAGCAAAGGTTATAGGAACTTTTATATCCTTCACTGTATTGTTTTCCTTGTCTGTTCTTAATACATGAATGTCATTGAACAGACAACCGAAAGCTACAATATATTTCTTTATCATTTCATAGTAGAAAACATTTTCACCTAACATTTCATCAATCCTTTTAATTAGCTGTATTTTCAGCACTCTTCATCATCTGCTGTTCCTTTACATCAGACTGAATATTTGAAGTAGTCACATTATTGTTGTAATTGTTGATTACATTTCCACTGCCATTTGCATTTATTGTCGGCTGAGCAGGTTTAGTCTCATCAGCCTTCATTTCTGCCTGCTGATTTGCTGACATTTCATTCTGAGCATCAATAACCTTGTCTTTATCTTTTACAGATTCAATAGAATTTTCTTTCTGTCTTGACTGCATTCTACTCCAAAGTTTATAGGCTTCATCTCTTGAAATGCCTTTACTTCTCATTTGAGCTTCAATGAATTTTTCCTGTTCATTCTGTTTTTTCAGTTCTTTCACTTTTCTATCATTTTCTTCAATATATTTTTTATAACCAGAAATATTTGCTTCAATTCCTGACAACTGTAATCTTTTGAAATCTTCCATTATCTGTTTATCTCTTGCATATTTCTGAGGAGTTGACAATTCAGCAGTAAGTTCATAATTCTTCAATATTCTGTCAAGAGCTTCAGAATCTTCTTTTGAAAGTTTTTCCTTGATAATGTTATTCCAAATATCTCTGTAATTTGAATAAGTTTCACTTGAAATTCCAAAATCAGAAAGTGACATTTGTTCATATTTTTTTCTTTTTGGAATCCATTCTTCACCTATTCTTTTCAGATAATTTTCACTTGCTTCATTAAGTCTGTTTATTTCATCAGCATATCTGTTGCCCGTAAAATATGAACTTTTCCCTACTTCTTCATAAGTCTTTTTCCATTTGTCAGGGTCAAAGAATTCACCCACTCCACTACTTTTTGTAAGCATTTCATAAAATGTCACAACATATTTCATTATTTCTGTAACACCTGTAGAGATTGTTTCTATAGGACTCATCAATGTTGCAAGAAAATCTCCCCAATCTGTATCATCATTGCTTATTAATGATACTACAGGTTTGAAAGCCTTTCCAATACCAGACATTATATCAGTGAACATATTTCTGAGTACCGGCCACATACCAGTTACAATAAAATCTTTTACATCTTTAAATAATTGCACTATTTCAGGAAACTTACCAGAAAATTCTGTAAAGAAATTGTCAACTTTATTGATAATTGGTTGTAATATAGCATTATATGCAGATATCACTGTTTCTTTGACTGATTTCCAAATACTATTGAAAATTGGAGCTAAATATCTTTTATATGCATTTGCCAATGTTCTGTCAAAATTATCAAGCCATTTATAGACTGTTTTCAAATCTATTCCTGTAATTGAAGAAACTATATTTCCTATACCAAGATTCAAAGCTTCCAACCATCCATGTAAACTTGTAAAGTCTATTTCATGACCTAGAACATCAACTGCTTTCTGTATTCCTTCAACAAACTTCACTGCTCCAAATATAGCTCCACCAATGGTGAGAAACATCTTTGCAAATCCAATAAGCTTGAGTAGAAGAGGAGAAGCATTAATCATTGAAGCTAACATTGGAAAGAATGTTGCTATGAATCCATCTGATTCAAGTCTCTGTTCTTCCCCAAATTTCTTCAGCCAAGGCATTAAAGAACCCTGTAACCAGCCTAACTGTCTTTCTGCAAGCTGATTCTGTGTTATACTTCTTTGTTTTTCCTCATCTTTTGATTGTTCTTCTGTATAATCAGATTTTTTACCTGTAAATAAATTCATGGTTCCTGAAAGAATAGATTTAAGAAAATCTGTATTTGATTTAAAAATTTTAGATATATTAATATCATAATTCTTTACATCTGTAATTTTATCAACAGTTTTATTGAAATTTTCTATACCTTTATCGAAAAAATCAACAATACTACCTGTTTTCATACTTTCTTTAGCAGTTTCAATAACACCTTTAAGTATTGCAACAGGTCTAGGTATATTCAAAGGGTCATTACTACTCATAATACCTTTTGATTCAAATTTTTTCAATGTTTCTGTAAGAGGTTTAAAAGTCTTTTCAAGATTTTCTTTACCTGATTCATACAGATTTTTACTGTATTCGCTCAAATCAGTATCAAGAATATCCATTGTATTTATCAAAGACTGAATGGGATTGAAAATCAAATCCTTTGAATTTTTTATATCTTCATTAAGATTTGATGGTTTTTCAGCTTTTTCATATAAAACTATCCTGTTAACTGATTCAGAAGTCTTTTTTGTATTCACATTAATCTGCTTCATAAAATCAGTAATTGATTTTTCCAATGCAATATTATTTATATTTGCAGTTGAAGCTTTATTTCCCATATCTTCAACCTGTTTCAGAATATCTTTAACAAAAGCTGATAAATCGGAAAATTTCTTGTTTGAAAAGAATTTTTCTATTGAGAATGAAGAAAGCAGACTATCAGTAGTGTTAGTGATAGTATTGAGCATATCAGTGACACCCTTTTGAAGCAATGCAGTTTCATTGCTCTGTAACATTCTTCTGATAGTATTTTCATTCATACCTTTATATTTCATTTGTTTTTCCTCAATTCCTTCAGCATTTCAAGATAATTTTTCTGCATTAAATAGAAAATATCCCTTTCAAATGGAACCAATTCTTCAGACTCACTTAAACTATATCCCTGAAGCTTCATTTCATGCATTTCTTCATAGAATCTCTTCAAATCAGTATATTCATAGATTAAGTGAGAAACTGAAAAAAACTTCCATCTTCTTCCTCATACACTTTGCCACATTCAGGGCAAACCTTTTTAATTCCAATACTTAAACTGATAAGATTTCCTAGTTCTTTCAGTATTTTCTGAATCTCATCTACAGTAAGATTCATCAAGATATTATTAACAACTTCATCTTCAGTAAATTCAGTATAGATATTCTTTTTTTCATCTTCATTTATTATTACTTTTGAAACAGAAAAAGCTATCTTGCTTGCAAACAATTCAAATATGTTCTTTACTTCCTCTTTTTCAGGGTCTGTTATTCTGTCTGAAATCTGTGCCTGTTCAAATTCCTTTTCTCCCAAATCTGCCATATATGACAAATATCTCAAATCAGGTGGAACTAATTCCAAAGATAGATTTTCATTTACATCCACAATTTTCTGTATTACATCTATATTCTTTATTTTCAATAAGTTATCCATACTTATTGAATCCTTGAATACATGACTGCATTTCTTTGTTGTTCCATCTTCATTCTTAATAACACCTGAACATTTGACCTGATAGTCAAATCTGTCTGATTTTGAAATACTTCTCAACTTATAAGTAATAAAAAGAAAATCAACTATCTTCAACTTTGTCAAGTCAATATCACAGTCAACAACATTTTCCTTTATTATCTCCAGCAGATTGACAAGCCATTTCTTTCTGTCTTTCTTATTTGTAAGACAATTCAATAGTCTTTTTTCCTGAGCACCTTTGTAAGGTTTTATCTTTATTGTCTTTTTAAGGTAAGGCAGTTTGAAAGTTTCTACAGTTCTTGAATCCAATACAGGTAACATATAAATCTCCTATTTATTCAATATGTATAAAATATTTACTAAAAATGAAAAAAGACTAGATATTAAATTATCTAGTCTTTTATCTTATTACAGATATTATCAAGGAATAATTTTACATTTAACTATTTGTGAAGCCAACTGTGCCTGTTTCTTGTCTATATAATGAAGATTTGCATTACCACCACTATAAGATGAAACATCATCGGAAATCCAATATTTACCATCAGAAATTGAATGTGTTAACATAGGAACTTTATACATTTTCAATATCGAATTCAATGGAAGTTTTACTTCTTCATTCACAGTTTCTTCTTTTGATTCTTCAACTTTATTTTTCTTGAACCAGTCTTCACCAACGCTATTGTAATAAACAGACATCTTTATTTCTCCTTTTTATTTATTATAACACAAATCAGCTTAATTTTCTTCTTACATCAAATCTGAATCCAACCTGAACCTGAGAAATACCATCTTCAGTTGCTCCAAGTGTTACTTCACCTATACTTACAGGGAACAGTCCTTCAAGCTTATATTCAGATATTACAGAACCATCCTGACCTAACTGACTGACAAAAGCTTCTTTCTTGTAAGTGGTATGCTGACCAACACCCATACCTGAATTTACTTGTCTTATCAGTTCCTGCCACTGTTCAAGTTCATTCATACCTGCATAGTCTTCATCCAAGAGAATAGTGACATTCCAAGTAGGTGGTTCAGTTCTGTCACCTGCAAATACAGCAGTAGCACCCATGTATTTGACAGGAAGAGCATTGATTTCTGTAGGTGGAATTGAAGTAGCCTGAACAAGAAATTTGTTCATCTTGTCAGGTAGATAAGGAATCTGAACTTCATATTTATTTGCTCTAGCACCACCAATAAAATTGGCTTTGAATTCTTCTATTGTAAAAGGCATTTTAATTTCTCCTATTTTCAGTATTTTAAAAATATATACTTTTAGAAACTGAATATCTTGCTGACTTTCTTTTCCATTGAACTTTTAAGACCATTTAGTTTATCATTCAGCTTCGTAGCATATTTCTCATTGAAACTCTTTGCAGTATCAGAAAGTTTGTTGTCAATCTTTGTCTTTATTTCAGACTGTAATTTAGAAGTTATTTCTCTTGTCTTGTTTTCCAAGAAACTTCCAATATTTATTTCAACTGCTCCAACAATAGGTAAATCAACTTTCTTGTTGAGTTTTTCAAAATTGATTTTATCCAATTTATCATTGATGAATTTTGAAATCTTGTCATTAATCTTGCCTGAAAGTTTGCTCAACATCTTTGAATCTATGTTTGTTATAATAGTTCTTGTAGAGAAATCTGCCAAGTCCATCGTAGCATATTCTCTTTTCTTTGGTTCCTCATAGACAACTTCAGGATAGCTTTCTCCATTATAGACATACTTTACATCAGAAAACACTATTGAAGTCTGAATCTTCAAAAAATCTCCACTATCCATTGTAAGTTCTATTGATTCTATACTAGCAGGGTAGGCATTAATCAAATCAGCTTCAAATATATTCTGTTCCTGAACATCCAACATCATTATGTTGATTTTACCAGCATATTCATTATAATAGGACATCAGATTCTCTGAATCTATAATCAAATCCTTCCATTTCTTGAAGAAGTCAAGAATCTTTCCTTTTGATTCAACAAGAAAAGAAATGTTTATCGGGTCTAAATCCCAGTTTGTTGCAATCTTATGCTTTTTTCCATATCTCAGATGTTCCCTTTCAATTATTTTTCCAAAGGGAAAACTTGTTGACACAGCCATACATGAGACAAGTTCAAGATTGATATCCTTTCTTACAGCTTCAGGAGGAAAGATTTCAATGATGAATCTGTTCTGTCTTAATATGTCAGAGAATTGAGATTTGAACTTATCTATATCCATTTTAAATTCCTAATGAAATTCAATGAGAGGTGAAAAAGGATTATATAAATAGTCCTCTTTCACCAAGCACATTGAATTATGGGATTAAGTGTGGAGGTTTACCCTATAACTTCTTCAAAGTTTACAGAACTTGCTACAGCCTTGAATCTTATTACAATCCATTCAGTAGAACCAAGAACTTTTACAGCTATATCAATATACATGGTGTTTGAACCATCTTCATTGTTAGTGTTATCACACTGAATCTTATAATCAGCAAGACCATTGACACCCTTTATATTGGCAAATATTGGTTCTATGTCAGTGACAAGTTTCTTTCTGTCATAAGCACTGTTCTTTTCAAACTGATAGAATCTTACAAGTCTTGAAACTGTCTTTTCCAATAAGATGAACAATCCTCTATGGTCAACATATTTGAAGAGTGAATCTGTAGAAGTCTTAAGAGTTCTGAATCCCCAAACAACATGACCAGCATCCTTGTCAGTGAATACAGGATTGATACCTCTTGGATAGAGAATATCTCTCTGTTCTTCTTCAGGAGAAATGGCAAGTTTGGTTACATTCTTGAGCAATCCTCTGTTAAGACCAGCAGGGGCTTGCCACATATTGCACTGTGAATATAGACCTGCAATATCACCGGCTATTGAAACCCATCTGTATAAGCCATTGTCATTATCCCACATATATTTTGCATTACCATAGAAGGCGGCATAGCTTGTATCTCTTGCTATGTTTCCAATATATGCTTCAAGATTGTTCAAGGCAGTTTCAACTTCTACATTGACTACATCAGCTATTCTTGCTCCAAATACTGCCCTGCAGTCTTTTCTCTTGTCTACAAGATTATCACAGATATATTGAACTACAGAAAGACCATTTTCTATATCAGCGGCTCTGCCACAGAAAGGAACATCTATGTCAATGGCTTCTCTGTTTCTGTAAAGAGCATAACATCTTATGTAGTCATCAGCATCAGGAAGTTCATAATAACCACCTGTAAGAACAGTTGCAGTCACATTTCCCTGATTGTATGATTCAGAATCATTACAATAGCATACTACATATTTTGAATTTGCATTCTGAGCAAGATAATCTTCTATGTAGATGTTTTCACCTTTGTAATTTTTTGAACCTTTTACTAGTGAAACAATATGTTTTTCGACAATCTGATTATCAAGCAATACAGCAAGAGCAATCTGTGTATTTGTTGGAGCAAATTCAAACTGACTTCTGAAGGTGATAGCACCTGTGATATAGGCAGTTGCAAAAGAAGCACTATTGGCTATTGCTATTGAAATCTTGTTTCCAAGTTCACCACAATATTTTGCTAGGAATTTGAACTTGACACAGTCTTCACCTACTACTGAAAGAATTGATTCATTGTTTTTTCTATAAGCCTTGAAATCATGAGTTGAAGAATCTGCTATTGTATCAATGGTAGCCATTGCAGTGGATGAACTTCCAACCATTACTTCATCAGCTTCAAATGGAGTTGTTGAAGTGAGTTCTATATAGGCAACCTTATGAGTTGTATCAACAATATCAATAAGAATTATCTTTCCTGTAGCACCTGAAGTCTGACCTGTGACAGTTTCTCCAACAACTAAATCAAAGTTCTGTGGTTCTTCAGTAGGTTCATCTCCTTCCTGTTCAGGAGGAATAGTTTCTACAGTCTGATGAATTTCCATCTTGATTAGATTCTTGCTGAATACCATAAGACCTGCATTCATGGAATCATCACCAGCCGCTCTTGATAAGTAGAGTTTGTTATTGTAGGCTAAGTATGATGAAGCAACCAACCAGTCTCCATAGTTGTCTGAATCACATCCACCATAGTTTGCTCTCAATCTCTTGTCATCAGAGATAGCAAGGATTTCTTCTACCGGACCCCAATTAAAGGCACCAGCCATAACTCCAAAGTTGGAGGCATTAGTAATATTCGCAAATTGAACTTCTGATTCTTCTATTTCTATTGAAGGTGAAAGTCCTAAAGACATAATATTTTCTCCTATTCTTAGAATGTATTTTGAAAATATATACTTTTAGAATAGAAAGAAAAAGATTAACCATATGTTTCAAACCATTCTTTTATTTTTATATCTTCACCTATCTTTTTTGTTGATTTAATGAGAAATTCCTTGTCCAAATTTTCATCAAAATATCTTACCATATCAAATCTGTTATTGTTATGACGTTGACCAATGTAATTACATCCATCAAAATCAGCCATGACTACACAATGACCATCCTCAAATTTTTCTATTATTCCAATCCATTCCTCTATATCTCCATTTCTTACTGTTTTAATGGTAATGATTCTCTGACCTATCCATAATGGCATATCATACATATCTCTATAAATAGATGGATTGTTTCTTTTCCAAGTTTCTGTCTTTCTATTTCTTTCTTTTTCTATATCAATGTAAAGCAATGGATTTTCATGTATATCAATGATGAAAAGAACAGAAAGCATTACACAAAACAGAAAAATTCCAAAAATTATTAATATAAAATAATCAATCATCATTTCTTTTTTAATTCTTTAATTGTACCTGAAAACAGATTTAACCAATCATCAATGACTGTATCAAGCATTTCAAGCATCTGATAAATAAGATACATGAGAAATAATAATACTATAATTCCAAAAAACATGAAGATACTTAAAATTATATTCATTTGATTTCCTTCTGTTTTATTTATAATTCAATCTTTTTTATCAGTCTTAGACTCTTTATGAAAGAAATCAGGCTGACAACTGTCATGAGTAATGAATGGATTATTGTCATCTTTCATTGTTTATTTCCTAAAAGCTTGAATTCATCTTCTATAGTGATATTGTTTTCTGTTCTGTATTTCTGAATTTCTTTCAGTTCATGAATCTCTTTCTTCAGTGATTTCACTTTTTCTGTAAGTGAAATCATCTGTTCATGAATATGCTTTATTATTCTCTTGTCACATTCAATTAAAGCAGAAATGTTATTGTCGGTTCTTTTGAAGAATTTTGATTCAGATAGATTCTTGTTCATATAATTATTTACTCCTTTCTATAAAAAAGAACCTCTGATTAGTGAAATCAGAGATTGAAGTTAAGTTAATTAAGAAGGCAAACAAATCCTATAATTAATGTTATCATTCTATTAAAAATTATTTAATCTCATTAAACAATTTTAATAAAACATTTATCAATCAACTTATTTTATAAGTTTACCTTGAATGGATTTAACACTAAACCCTCTATTCCATAGCTTTGTTTAAAAGCATTTGGAAATTCTTTTCTCATAATCTGATAGCTTGCATTTATATCAGAATTTATAATTTTTCCATTATTAGATTTAAAAATACCTCTTTTTATTCTACGTTTTTTATTATAAAATTCTTTTATAGGTAATTCATTATCTAAAAATGAAGTTCCACTTGTATATGATTCTTCTGTAAGAATGACTTTTATTCCAACATCATTAGCTTTATACTGTATCTGTTGCAATAATTTATTGAATGGAATTTGAACAAATGATTGATTAACTTTTTTAGACATTCTTGAAGATTGTTTCCAATTCTTATTATATCCAATGACAATAACAGAAACATTATCTTCAATAGCTTTATTCACAATATATCTAGTTGACTTATGAATATAATCATTAATTTTAAAATTTCTTTTATTTGTTAATCTATCCATTCTTTTAGTATATTCAAGCTTGTTTAACTGTTTAGCAATACTTCTATAATGAGAAATAGTCTTGTTATAATACTGATTTATTGATTTAAGACCTTTGCCATTGATTAAGAATGGTCTTTTATCATAATTATTTGCAATAGCTGTCAAGTTATCCAAACCAACATCAATACTCATATATCGACCATTATCAGGTATTATATCTTTTGTTTTGATATTGTAAACAATTTCAACTTCAATATAACTGCTTCTAGGTATAAATCTAACCTGTTGTATAGAATAAAAATCTTTCTTTTTAATACACTGCGGTTTTAAGATGAAATCTTTAAAAGTTTTTGGAAAATGAAGCATATCTCCTTTCAATTTTATATTTTGATTAGTTAATATAAGAATATTTCTTCCATTTTTATTCTTATATTTTGGCAATTTTGGTCTTCCTAAATATTTTGATTTATTTTTTGACCAATCTTTTATAGACTTAAAAAACGAAGTCCAATTCTTATCTATAAGTCTGAGAATTTGTTGTGAAGATTGAGCAGTAGGCATATTCCTATAATCAGGATATTCATTATCATTTTTCAGAATTGTATCTAATTCTGAATATCTAATCCATTTATTTGTTTTACAAAATTCTTGTCTTACAATATAATTTGCATGATTAAAAAGATTTTTGGATTCAAAACAAAATTTATCCAATAACGAATAAAATTTATTATTGGATTTTATAATATGTTTTTCAATCCTAGAAACTATCATTCTTCTTTTTCCTCTATAATATCCTTTATTTTCTGAGTTTTTCTTTTGCTATATAATTTCATGGAATAACAATGTAAAAAACTTACTATTTCCTCAAATATTTCTTCTGAATCTAATTTTTCAGAACTAACTTCCGATATAACTTTTATTTCACAACCATATTTCTCAAATAGATGTTTGAATAATTCAAAACCTATTCTTGATAATCTATTCTTATAAGTGATAATAACAAATTTTACTTTTCCCATAATAATTTCATCAAGCATTTTAAAAAAATCAAACCTATTTGAAAAATTTATTCCACTTGCAATATCACTAAAAATACCATTTATATTATAACCATTCTGAAAACAATAATTCTTTAAAAGCTGAATCTGATTTTCCAAATCTTTTTTCTGTTTTATTGTTGAAACTCTTGCATAAAGATATATCTTTCTTTCAATATCTTTATTCAACATTTTGTAAACTGAATCAATATCGTAATCATATTGTCCATTACCTTTAACAGAATATTTTATCTTACCACTCTTTACATATTTTGTAAGAGTAGGTCTTGTTATTTGTAGAATCTGTAAAACTTCATTAGCTTTCATATTTATTTCACTTTCATTTTAATTATAATAAAAAAGTTAATATTTGTAAATATTAAATATTAACTTTTTTTAATATAATTTAATTATTTTTATTAATTTCATATTCCATATACTACATAAATAAAATTTTTAGTCAGCAAGTAAATCATAAAAATATTCATTAATTTCCTTTATTATTTCTTTTTCTCTCTTCTTTTTTGATTTTCTTTTCTTTGGGTATCTGATTACAGAATAACAGAAGCATTTTCTACATGACAGGGTAACAGAATCATTCAGAGTATTTATTTCAACACTTGTAGAATTACATCTAGGACAATGGTCTATTGTTCTTTTAATGTATTTCATTTGTTTTCTTGTTTTCTGCCATATTCTATCATTTCATTCTTATGATTGATGAAATAGAATTTTACATTTGCTTTATCATCAGCAACAAATTTTCCAATTCCAAGTTTGACACATTTTTCCTTTATTATCTGTGGTTCGTCAAAAATATTACAAATAATTACAATACAGATTATTGCAATAAATACTAAAAATAATGAAACATCTTTATCATATGTTCTAATCAACAAAGACAATAACGATAAAATTACACTTAAAATACAAAGATATACCATTATTTTATCCTTTCCAAATATTTGATTGCTTCACCATAAGCATTAAGATAATTGCCATAGTTCTTTGTTCTGTAAATAATATTTCCTTCAGGGTCATAGATATTAATCCAATAGAAATGAGATTTTACATACAGACTCTTTTCTCTCCAAACATCAAAACACATGTCAAGATAATCATAATCATATTCCCTACATAGTTTTTCAATCAAATCAATATAATATTCTCTGTTTTCTTTTGTTCTTTTAATCTTATTTCTTCTTTTCATCTATAATTCCTTTCATACAGGTATTGTATAGCTTAATACTATGTTCATGACTTTAAAAAATATATCAATACTTTCCTCTTCAGATAATGATTGAACAAGATTTATTCCACCAGCAAAGTCATGACAGCCAGCAGTCTCAACATTTTCTAATTTTTCAATATCTTTAAAAGAATATTCCAATGAAATGTTGGTAGTTGTTCTTATACTCATCTTGTGAACATCTGAAATAATGAAATAGTAATGATAATTAGGATAGAACAATGTTATTAAGTTCTGATAATCTGAAGCATAGACTACAAGGCATTTGAGATTATCATACTCAAATTCATCCTTTCTGCATTCATTCAGAAACTTCTTTGCATTCTCATAATCATCTCTGAATGGTTTTCTGTTTTCCTCAACATATTTTTCATTATATCCATTTCTGAACATATCAAAGAACTTTTCAAACTTCACTTTCCAAAAGATGAAGTTCAATATCTGTGATTCTTCTGTTTTTAACAACCAAGTATCATAGTCATTTGTATAATAGGCAAGTTTCTTTATATTCTGATTGTCAGTTGTTTTGTTTCTCTGTTTGAAGTAGGAAAGAATATTGGCAGTAGCACAGTATCTTTCATCTATGTAATACGTCAATCCTTCATATTCAGATAAATCCAAATCAAGTTTATGATGGTCAATATAAAGATATTTATGTTTTGATTTCTTTATCAAGTCAAATAGTTCTTTATTAAAATTCAAGTCTGTTACAATACCTTGTGACTGTCCAACAATAAAGTCTGTAGCTTTTTTCTTCAGATAGTTATAACCTGTGGAAACAGGAACAATATCTTTCATAAAATGTGAAATGACTATTGATGAAGAAACTCCATCCAAGTCATAATGTGTTAGATTAATCATTCTTTTTTCTACTTTCTACAAATTTACTTATTTTAACCAATAACAATAGTTTATCAGTTTCATTATTTATCTTATCCCAAAGATTCAATAATTTATTTCTTAAATATAAATCATCAATTATTTCATTATCTATATTTTCTTTGATTTTATCATTATTCTGAACAATTTCATCAATATTGACCTTTAAAATATTAGCAATCTGTAAAGCTTTCTTATAATCAATTTTACAGTTGACATTTGTATATTTTGAAAAATTTGCTGGTTTGATATTTAATATCTTAGATAATTCTAAACTGGTTAAACCATTCTGAATCATATGATATTTAATTTTTTCAGGTATAAGAAATACTCTCATTTGTTTCTCCTTTTATTTAACTTTATATTTATTATATTAAAAATTTAAAAATTTTTAAAAAAACTATTTACATTTTTATATTTATTATATATAATATAAATATAAAATAAAGTTAAACAAAAGGAGATTTAAAAATGGAAATTACAAAGATTCAGGAAAATATCAGAAAGAATGAAGAAAAA